ATTTTACATTTGGGATCCCGAGAGCGAGAATAAACATTACCTAAACTGTAATGCAGCATTTTGGAATGACCAAGATTGGCATGGCGGCGAAGAATCCAAAGAAGTTGAGTACGGTCTGCGTATTGATTGTAAATTTACAGATTACTTTAGAAAAAAGATTGGTATAGGACACTTGGACCACTATTGATGGAATACGTTGGCAACTTTAATTTTATGCAGGATGAATGGCTAGAAGAAATACTGTCAACTGAAGGACAAGCTCGTCCTAGAGATTGGCCTCCTTCTAATGCTGTGGAAAGTGCAGAATATGCACATTACAAAAATGCCGGATATAGCTTAGAAGCAGTTAATTGGTGGGTATATGAAAAACAAGATGTAAGTTTTGACATTGTGCCACCTTGGACTACCAATACCTATCATTGGTGGATAACAAAATTGTACCCTGGACAATACATGCCAATGCATACCGATCCGCATACACACGACAGTCCGTGTAAACGATATTGGATGCCGCTACAAGATTATCAACCTGGACATATCTTTATATATGAGAACAATCTAGTAAAAGATTACAAAGCAGGTGATGTGTACTCTTATATTAAATCACAGGATATGCACGGAGCTGCTAACATAGGGCATACTCCGAGGTTAGTATTACAAGTCACTGAATTTATTTAAATGCCCAGCATCTGCTTCCAACGAAAAATTTATAGTTATATTATTAAATTTATTTAATTTATTAACTAGATTATTTTGTGCAGTTAACCGATGCTCTAAAGAATAAAAAGCAGCAGTTCCTTCATAACAAAATATATTTGATAAATTAACTAAGGTTTTTAGATCAGGATCTATATAATTAACTAACTCTGTACTATTAAGTAAATCGGTGTTGATAAACTTATAAGTATTACTTTCTTTTCTAGGACAATGTTCTTGCCAGTAGTCTAATGCTTTTTGATTATAATCATAAAACATAACTGTGCCGTATTCGACTAAATCTAGATATAGTGTGCCACTTGCCGGTAACACTAGTTGCTCGTACCGTTCAGTTATTCCGGATGAGTGTTCTGTATTTGCAGTGTGAACAAACTCTTCTTTACAATACTCGACCTTATAACCAATGTATATTGCTTCCTTATAATAATCCTGTTCACTTTCTGGATAGTAATGCTTCTTATTATACCTAATGCTTTCATTAAACACCAGCACTGGCAAATTGTTTTCAAATGCTATTCTTAGCAAGTTCCAACCGTGACATTGATTAGCATATCTATGTTCTTGTGTGCCGCTGTTTACAAACTTAGGAGTGTAGTCATCATGCCAGTTCTCTGCACTGCGTCTAGGTTCTGTCTGAGTATGTGGCATGCACTTTTCTAATACGCCTACTGTAGGGTGTTGTAGTGCGTTGTAATGCGCCATGTTAACTACGTAGCACTGATGATGTAGTTCGTAGTAAGCATCGTACATTGTTCTGTCTAGTACGTGTCCTGCAACAAAGAACTCTTTATTCACTAGTTCCTCGAGAGCTTCAAAAAACGCAGAACCATTGATATATTCTGTGCCCGGACTCATCACTACTGCATAGTTGTAATCTTTTACATATTGTAAAAGTTTATCTTCGTCTTGATCCAGAAATACATCATATCCTTTAGCATATAAGTTTGAAATTGTAAAGTCACAAATATTTCTAATGGTAGTTTGTATTTCGCTAGTAGCGTATGTGCCAATATCGTCCACGATACAAAACGCTATTTTAGACATGGCTCTTCCTGTAACTTCTAGCAATTAGTTCCACAAATTCATCTTTGTGTTTACCGGGCCTACCGTGTGCTATTAGATGTATTCTACGTTGATTAGAATTATTAAACACATTATGGACATTGCGTATGTTTATAATGAATGCTTTACCTTCTGAAAACGGAACGGTGCCGTGTCCTTCTAAATGCATATTGCAATCATCTGGATGAATAATTGCAATATTGATTGGAACTCCAAAGTCTAACATATCTAATCCTTGCTCTCCCGGTAAGCGTCCAGGAGCGTCACTGTGTGGATTAATTTTTCCACCAGGTTCTAGTTCCATAAACCGTATACGCCTGTAACTTTCATAAGGAAACGCTTCCCAAAACTTTTTTATACTAGGAGTGTGATTGCTTATACTTGTCCACTTATAAGGAACATCTTCTTCTTTGGTCCAATCTCCATAGTGTGTCCATGCTCCGGTTTTCTCTACGTCAATACCGTGTATGCAACTACTGTTCCATCCTGGATGATCGTCTCCTCGATGATTAACAAATTGCGCAGCAACAGTTTCCTGCTTCCAAGCGTCTAAATCAAACTCGATATCTAGTGCTAACCAGCCAAAATTGCTTTTGTTTAGTAACCAATCTGCTATTTTATAATCTGCATTGTCCATATACGTACTTATCTGTTAAGTGCGCATATAAATAATTATATGAAAAAATGTGCCGCTTTTTGGAATCATACAAATTTACGTAGTGAGAACAGGATTTATCCTTGTTGTAGATTTAAGGAACCTGTGCAATCGTTTAATGGTGATGTAGGAAGTATATTACACAGTGATCAGTATGAAATTTTAAGAAATACAGATGTTACTACGCTGTCGTCTTGTGCAAAGTGCATGTATGAAGAAGACAATGGCAAGGAAAGTTTGCGCCAGCAATTTAATAAACAATATAATATCGACAAAGTGGAATTACAATACTTTGAAGTAGGGTTTGATAACATATGCGATTTAGCATGTGACGGATGTTGGGGAGAATGGAGCCATACTTGGGCATTAAAAAACAATCCAACTGCAACACTTAAACAAGTAATTGTAAGCACTGATGAGTTGTTTAATATACCTAGCAGTGTTAATAAAGTATTATTTTTAGGAGGCGAGCCATTAATGACAAATCGTCATAGACGCTTTTTAAAAAATCTCAAAAATTTAGAAAATTTAGAAGTAATTTACAATACTAACGGTATGCACAAGTTGCAACAAGAAGATTTCGATATATTAACTAAATGTAAATCTGTTAAATTCATTGTTAGTGTTGATGGTTACAATACACTAAACGAAACGGTAAGATCTAATAGCATTTGGAGCATAGTTGTAAAAACAATAGAACAGATTTCGGATAAATTTGATATGACTATACATACTACTATACATAAAAACAATTGGCACGGAATTGCAGATATGCACGCATGGGTATCTAAAAATAATTATGCATGGACTACTAATATTTTAACCTATCCACTACACCTAGATATTGTTAATTTGACTAGTTTAGAAAAAGAGTCTTTTGCAAATATGCTCGGAGAATACAATATACCTAATTCGAAATATATAAAGGAGCATCTCAATGGTAGTTAAAGGTAATATACCTATAACATGGGACACCGAATGGCAAGCATTTGAATGGAGTGAAACTTTAATGACAAATGAGATACCCAAGGATGATATTTGGAATACTTCTGCAACTCGTAAAAAATTAGAACTTGAAAAACTGTATGCAGAATTAAAAATTCCTGCAGAGTGTACTAAACATTATATGAGTATTCGTCCTCCTCTTACTCCTGGTCTACATGCCGTACTAGACCAATACAATACAGTAGACCACAACTACAATTTTTTAAAACTTACAGCAGGACACAATGTTATTAAGCATTATGACAGTTATGCTACATTTATTAAGTTTAACAACATCTTAGAAGATAACCATAACTTAATTAAACGCACTATCGTTATGATGACAGATTGGAGTTTTGGTCAAGTACTTCAAGTCGAAGATCGAATCGAAACTCATTGGAAAGTCGGAGATACTTATACATGGCAAGGAGATTCTTGGCATGGGTTGGGTAATTTTGGATTTGATGATTGCGTTGTAATGCAGGTAACATGGTTATGAGCAAATACGAATACGATAAGAGAGCATTAAGATTTGGCCATTCAACTGCAATTGATGATGCAGATGTAATTGATCACATTAAAAATTTTAAAATTGATATGCATACTGTTTTATCTACTGACAGTTCAGCATATATTGAAACATTTTTAAATTGGATTAATAGTTCTAAAAATAATTCATTAAAAGGATTAGACGAGTTTAAACATGCTGTCTACTCTAATGGTACAACAGAAGGCTTTGAAAAATTTTATTGGCAGAATCAAACTCGACGATTTCGTTGTTTTAAAGGCGAATACTTATACCATAAATTGGCCTGGAGAAATCGTGATTGGAAATTCTTAGAAGATGACGAATTAACGTATAATGATGCAGTTATTATAAGTCTACCATTTGCCGATACAGGATGTAAGCATGAACAGATGGACTTAGTTCTCAAACGATGTGAACTATTAGGTATACCGGTCCTGCTTGATGCATGTTATTTTGGTATAAGCAACGGTATGGAGTATAATTTTAATTATAAATGTATTACTGATATAACTTTTAGTTTGAGTAAAGTATTTCCAGTGGCTCATGCTAGGATAGGTCTTCGACTAACTAGAGAAGATACTGACGATATGTTACTTGTCTATCACAAAAACTCATACAATAATAGACTAGGTGCAGAGTTAGGTGTACATCTAATGAATGAATTCGGCGCAGATTACATATATAACAAATATAGATATAAACAAGAAGAGTTTTGTAAGATTCTAGAGGTATCCCCAAGTGATACTGTCATATTTGGTGTAGGTGATAGTAAATGGTCTGAGTATAATAGAGGAACTAATACAAATAGATTAGGTTTTCAAAAGTATTTGCACTTACCAGTAGACAGTTTTAAGCATAATAATGAAACATAAGATAAAATATCTTCAGTTCTATATAGGCAATGTGTGCAATCTAACATGCCCTAACTGTGCTAGCTTTAACAACTATGCATTTAAGGGACAGTTTGATTGGAAAAATACTGAACCGTTTGCAAAGCAATGGAGTGAAATATTAGAACCAATTGAGCTTGCAATATTAGGCGGAGAACCGTTTACTAATATTAATCTCGATGAATGGGTACACGGATTGTTAAAATATTTTAAGGCACCTGACTTTAGAATAACAACTAATGGAACATTCATTGAAAGAGATATAGAAAGAATTTTGCAATACACACACCTAGGAGTGAATATAGAAATTAGTTCACACTCTTATGAGCATTATTGTCAGCAAACAAAATTTATAGAACAATTTTACCCAATAGTATCTGTGTTAGAAGACAGACGTATCTATAAAAATGATTCTCCCGGCTTTATCGAAGTACGTGATGCTAGCAGTTTTTTCAATATCAGTATTAAAAATGTTGCAAATAAAACTTTCTATATGCACAACAGCGATCCTATTAAAGCGCATGCCGCATGTCTTGTATCAGATTGCCATTATGTAGTTCACGGAAGATTATATCAATGTGTATTAACTGGAACTGCTGCATTATTTGCAGAACAGTTTAAATTAGATGACTACAGTACCGATCTAGTATCAAAAATCAATAGTATATCGCCATTTGATAGTAAAGAAACTGTAGATACTTTTTTAAATAATATAACCTCACCGTGTGCCCAATGTGCTCTATGCCCTGAACAGTTAGAAATGACGCAGTTTGTTTTGCCAATTAAAAAACAAAAAATATAATTTGGATTAAACTTTAATTCAGTCTTGTAATTAATATTATCACAACTTGTTAAATACTCCTATATACCTATACGGAGAGAGTTTAATGATAAGTTCGCATAATGATTGGGATCCCCTAGAAGAAATTATTGTTGGGACTGCTGATCATGCAGTTTTACCAACCATGAACAAAAGTGTGCAATCGTTTAGTTACGCAGAATACAGCTTAGAAGAATTGAAGAATTTACAAGGCCCGCATGACCAGCAAATTATTGATGAGTGTAATGAAGATTTAGAAATACTTTCTAGTACTTTAACAGGATTAGGAGTTAAAGTACATCGTCCTAATAGTATTGACCATAGTAAAGAGTTTAGTAGTCCAGATTGGAAGACGACTGGTTGGTATACATTTTGTCCACGTGACTTGCTATTACCATTAGATAACTTAATTATCGAAACTCCGAGCCCTATGAGAGCTCGTCAGTACGAAACTCGTGCATATTATGATTATCTATATCAGCAAGTCGAAGAAGGTGTAGAATGGATTAATGGCCCAACACCAATTTTATTAGATAGCTTATATCAAACTGAAAACTTGAAAATACCTACTACATTGAATCACGAAATAGTTTTTGAAGCACCAAACATTGTAAGACTAGGTAAAGATTTACTGTATCAAGTTTCGAACAGTGGAACACTATGGGGATACAAATGGCTCAAAAGTATTTTAGAGAAACGAGGCTATAATCTACATCTTGCAGAAGGATTTTATTTTTTCGCACACTTTGATTCAACGGTAATTCCTCTTCGACCAGGATTGGTTGCATTTAATACTGCTAGACTTAGCCCGGATCACTATCCACAAATTTTCAAAGACTGGGATAAGATTTGGGTTACTCCAGAAATGATGGTACAAGTTCCTGCTAATCTCCCAGGCGGGATTCCTCCATGTAGTCCGTGGATTGGCATGAACATGCTAAGTGTTTCTCCGGAGCTAGTAATTATTGATGAAAACCAAGACGAAATGCGTCGAGTATTAGCAAAGCATGGCATTGACACTATTGGCCTTCCATGTCGCCAGGCTCGTACAATGAGCGGTGGGTTTCATTGTCAAACATTGGATGTTAAACGTAAAGGAAGTTTAGAAAGTTATTTTTAAATGTTAAATGAATTACAAGTCCATTGGGATAATAAAACTGTAGATTACAACTTAGAAAAATACAACTGGCCTGCTTGGGCGTTAAGTATTATTCAAGAAGTTGCCCCACAGATTAAGGAGTTAGAAACTTTACACGAGTTTCTAACCCCTGCAGAAATTGTTAGGGTAGGACAGCACGTACAGAATGCATGTAGTCGTAAAGACTTTATGGAACGATTTGATGCATTTGCAGCAGAGATAGTTCCTCAACGGATAAACGGTAAACGATATTTAATTCAACGTCAAGGGACATTGCGTGTTGTAATACCACAGCAAGCAAAAGCTGGACGTAAGTTAGCATTTCATCAAGGTATATTTGTTGGCAATGGTCGAGGATGCAGAACTATTTGGACACCGTTTACTCGTGCAGAAAAAACTAATACTATGTGGATGTTAGATCTTGATATAAGTCAAGAAATTACTAAGCGTGTATTAGAAGAAAAATGGACACTAGAAAAGTTTGAAGAAGAAAGTTTAAAACATGCTTGGCCAATAACACTAGATCCAGGCCAAAGTCATTTGTTCTTTCAAGAACATATTCACGGTAATGTTAACAACGAAGAAGGTTATACTCGTGTTAGCATGGATATGCGTATTTTAATTGAAGGCGAGGAATGGGGCCGAAGATTACCAGGTGGCTTTATGCGTCTTCCAGGCGACTACGAAGTTGCTGAGCCCATGGAGTACTCAAATAAAAAATTTATTACTTATGCAGGATGGAACAGCATTTTTAGCAAAGATATACCGCTACCTATGCAACGAGCTATTATAGAACCATACTGTGTTAAAAATAAAATTAGTTACAATAGTTATGAATTTGAAAATGAACATATGGATTGGCAACCTGGATTAGAATATTATATCAAAGAACGCCCAGACGGTATTGTAATGTGCAGCATGTACAGCTTAACTGATGATGTTCAGAGAAGAAGCGAGCTACTACAGTTAGCAGTAGATTGCGGAGTAGAATTACATTTTGCTAACGAATTGTGTTCTTTAAAAACTATAGATGATTTAGAAAAAATTGAAACTTATCTAAATTTTGCTGTACCTAAAAAAGGTCTTCATATTTGGGAAGATGGGTGGACTAAATGATTCAGGGCAATATAGACCTAAGCCAGTTTGACAATTGGCATAGAGAACTAACCTACAAAGCACATTATGCTCCGCTTACAGGGTTCCAATTTGTTGATCCTTATGATTATGATAGATATAAACACGAATCAATAATTGCACATATACATAAAGGTTTAGATTTAGAAAAAGAAAACTATTTTAAGAAGCAGTTTTCTAAATCTAAAAACCCTTTATTTGCAATTCATAAGATGCTGCCCGGAATGATACTACCGTACCACACGGACCAGTACGCTTACTTTCTCAAAACTAATCCTGACATCACTATAGATCAAGTATATAGAATAATAGTATTTTTAGAAGACTGGAAACCTGGGCATATATCAGAGGTTGAATATGATTCTCATACTAAATGGAAAGCTGGTGATTGGTTTTTTTGGTTAGGCAAAACACCCCACATGGCTGCTAATTTTGGACACATTGATCGTTATACTTTACAAATAACAGGATATATTGAATGAGCAAGGCACCATTAATAAATTTTGAATTATGGTATACTAACGACGATGCGCAAGATCAACATAAAATATATAGCACATTAGAACACTTAATTTATAAAGACATCGACAGAGCAATACCTATTGATACAATATTTGGGTTACTGCTCTGCGAAGGATTTTTATATAGAAACAATGAAGACTTTTATGCACTATTAAGTAGAGTTGAACGCTATGCTAAGTCTAAAGGTGTGAAAAAATTATATCTCATTGCCGGTATTTGTGAACAATATCAACAAGAATTAGATGAAAGAAATTTAGATTACACAATAATATTTTGGGACTATAGTGTTGGCTGTGTTTGGGAAAGTTATAAAAATAGATTAGATCAAACATTACCTTGGAACCCTTATGCTAATAAATTTTTATTTCTCACTGGTGTTCCATCTAGACCTAACAGGATAGGACTGTTAAGTAAGTTTTATGATAAAAAATTATTATCAAGCAGTATGTGGAGTTTTTTCCCTCCATGGACTGACGAAGATAAACAATGGTGCAGGAATCACTTAACAAAGTACTCTGATATAGAATACGACGAGTTTATTAATTTTTGTGATCAATCTGTTGACGATTTGTACAAAGATGCTAAAGAGTATAGTAGATTAACAGGCAAGCAATGGGCAGAAGGGTCTATAAAAGATAAAAATTTTATAAAAGATCCTAATTGGATAGATCCAGATATCTTTTGGAATTCTAATCTAAGCGTAATATCTGAAGGCCACGTATACCCTCCTGCTAATGATAGTAAATTTTTAACTGAAAAAACTTGGAGAGCTGTAGTTAATAAGCATCCAATTTTGCTTGCAGATTCCACCGACCGATATGTTTATTTGCAAGGCAGGGGGTTAAAAACAATTGATAAATATCTAAGCGTACCAAATTATGCATATTTTGATAATTATGATTTAAGAATGGATGCTGTAACAGTTAATGTAGAATATTTTTTAAATCATGCTACCGAACATCAAGAAGAAATAGAAAAAGATATAGATCACAATTTTTTAAGATTTCTTAAAATTGTTAAGGAAAATGAAGTTACGCTTAAATGGCTTAACACTGATTTTTTAATAACAGAAGATGAAATTAAAAAATGGTTTAGGCAATCTGGATTTACACATTTATTTAGAGAACCATGAAAACTATAACAAATGGTATATTCTAAATACTTACATATACCCAACTGGCAACAGCATCAAAAAGACTTAATCAGCTTTTATTACAGTTCAGGCAATTATAGTCCTGATATGTGGTGGTGGTGCCACCAAGACGACGAAGTAAAACAATACCTGCCTAATCTCGTTAGGGATTTTAAAAGCATTGGGTTAGATCTGCGTCAATTAATATACTTCACTACTCTATCAAAGGATCTTACTGTTACTGATCATGAAGACCCATTAGCTATTTTTATACATCAAGACTCTCAGGATAATCCGCATTACTATACTGACTTAGATACCCAATTTGATCCAACTTTTGCTATAAACATTCCCTTAGAAAATTGTCAAGGCAGCACAACATTTTTTTATGAAAGAGTTGATAAAAGTCCTGAAGTATATTATCCGTGGCACGGCTGTGGAGGCTTACTACATGACTCAGTTAAAGAAGTACATAAGTTTGAATTAAGTCAGCCTGCACTGATAAGAATAAATGTTCCCCACGGAGTGTTTAACCCGCATTCAGGACATCGTACCGTTGCAACTTTTAGATTTTACAACGATTTAGATTTTCTAATTAAGGACGAATAGCGTACAACGGCATAGCGTAAGTAGTAGCACCTACTGTAATTTTTAGATAACTTACTGCTGCACTGTCGTTTACATTGCCCGGTGATGCTCCTGCAGACAACACATTGTCTGCAACAGTTATTTCTCCGTTACGATTTAATCCCAGACCAATTACTTCAAGTCCTGCATTATTAAATGTTTTTAGATTAATTTGACCAGGTACGATATTATCCGCAACTGTGCCATTTGGATCTACATTTACTTCAATAACAGCAGCTTGGCCGGGATTAGCGTTTGTTAAACCAAGGAATATATTGTGGAATATTGAATCCCCTGCTTGAATGATAGCAGGCGCTGCCTCAGTTCCTCTTCCGCGTAGATAGGTTGCTGCGGTTGGGTCTGCTGTACTTTGGAAGATCGACACTACAAATAATGAGTAATTGTCCTCAACTGTACCTTCTGTCACAATTGTTATGCCACTAAGCGGTCCCGGTAATATAAGACTATTAGTTGTAACACTCGCATTATTAACATCGCCAACGATTATTGAAGATACCCCGTCAACTAGTAAGGTTGAATCGTCTGCAAATATACTACCGTTGACATCGCCAGTATGATATCCTTCTGAGTTACCAGTTACATTGCCGACCACGTTACCAGTTACATTACCAACCACGTTACCAGTTACATTGGAAAATACTGGACCAACAATGCGTCCACTCACCGCATCAACTAACAAGGTTGAATCATCTGCAAAGACTGACCCTTTTAAATCTGCTTCGATTAGACCTTCGAATGCAGATAAATCAACACTAGCACTGATTTCGTTAGTAGTTCCGTTATAGGAAAAACTAATGCCTGTGTGGTTTGCATTATTTGTAAGCACTGTTGCAGCAGCATCCTGCGCATCGCTGTCTGTATAACCTGTAATACCAACGCCGCCTACAGTGGCTCCGTTGCCAACAAATAATCGTTGGGTATCTGTTACGTATATTAATTCTCCTGCCGCCAACGGTTGCGTCATTGCTGATCGTTCTGCGTCAGTGCCTCTGCGAATTTGTAAGGGCATATTTTAACTCCTGGAATTTTCCTGTATAGTATATTTATGCCGCCCTGTTCAGAACCTATAGTCAAAAAAATAGGACTCCGAAGAGCCCTATTAACTGCTACTATTATGATTTAGTTTTTTGCAATCTTTCAATCTCATCAGCAGCTTCATCTAATAGATCCGCAATACGGTCAGGCTTTCCTTCCACAGCCGCTAGTCTGCCCGGAATTTGTCTACGTATATCTGCCCGCTTACGTAGCCGGAACAGCAAGCTCTGTTCTGCAACAGGTAGATGGCTTTCATCTTTCATTTCCATAATCTCAATAAGTTTACAAATTCTGGCCATTCTGTATCGTGTCTTGGACATAATACCACTGCCAGTTCGGCATTGTTTAGTCTGCTTTCAGTGACTAAGAAACTATCAGGAACTACTTTAAGCATGGCAAACTCTGCTGGTGTTACAGCACATGTTACTTTCTTAAAGCTCTTTTCTAACCATTCTTGATATGCAGGCAATGTTTCAAACTCTAAATGACACATCAACCCAGCATGAGCAGCAGCATTCATAGCCATGCCCACCTGTGTGTTATCCTTGATACAAATATACATCTTCATACTGTCTCCAAATAATTGCGCACCCACACTAACCGTTCCTGTTCCGACTTTGCTGTATACGATAATATGTCTGCACGGATAGCCGACAGCAAAGGATAATACTCCTCGTCAATTTGCTGTTTAAAATCCTCACGCATCAACTTGTCTGTACGTGGATTACGAGCCACCCACTTATTTGTTAGATAATAAGGACTCTTAATCTTAAAGGATACACCATCATCAGTGTATGCTACATAACCTTCATGACGACATTCCTTAGCCAGTTCTTGAAGTCGAACCATATTTGTCGTAACATTTTCTGGAACAAAACAACCAAAGCTAGAACCAAAGTTTATCAACGCAAATGGATCATGCTCAACAGGGCTGTGCCATGTGTTCTCTCGCCATCCAAGAATATACATACCAGGCACCTCAGGAACAATGTGCGGGTCATTTGCGTGAACACACTCAAACATAAAAGTATAACCTGTCCAACGCTGGCAAACTTCTAAGTATCGTGCTTGATCTATCATCTCCCGAGCCATATCAACATATGGGCTGTCGGTACTGCCAGTAGTACTCACCAACAGAGCACCATTGTGAGCAGTTACAGCCACCATGAAACCGTTGACCTTGCGGAAAGCAGTGACCTTGGTGTCTGCCTCGAGTACTGGTGCTTCTTTCTCAATGCCGTAGTTGTAGATCTTTGTGAAAGGATATGACACTAGGTTAAAATCCTTGTCCACAATACTGCCACGACATTCGGCAACCAAGTCGTTCCACAAGTTGTCGTAGAACACCTTCTTCTTGTACTTGAGTACAAACATGTCAAGGCCACACTCTTTCATGTTAACCAATCCAGAGGTAGCTACATACTCTTTTAACTTGTCTTTAAACATACCAGATTTCCTTAAATCCTTCTTCTTCAGTTGGCTCATCAAAGTTTTCAATCATATTGGTCATTACTGTCATTGGGATAAGTTTCCCAGGACGGCTGGCTAAACGTTGTTCTAATACCTCACGTGGAGGTGTACGAAACACCACTGCAATATGATCGTAGTCCGGCAACATACGAAACTTCTTCTTACGGCTGTTGACTGTGGTACTGGTTTGATCCCAAACTACATCCACACCGTTGTCACGATAAAATACAGCTTGATCCGCCATTAACTTCACAGCAGTGGGCATGTATTCATTAAACACATCGTTGTAAGTTTTTCCTTGTTCCATAGCATATGCTTCTACAAACGCATCAGTAGAAAGAACAGGCATACCCAACATCCATGTTTGATTCTTAATCCACGTACTCTTACCAGCACCCGGTACTCCGACCATTTGATAACACTTAGACATGATGACCTTTCACTTCATTATCTTTAATCTTGTTAATAGCACGTTCCATCGAGATAACAATTTCTCCAGTAGCATCTATTCCGACATCCATACATCTATATTTTTCCATACCGGTTGTGCCGCCATGTATGTGACCAAAGAAATGTAATGATCCGCGATGCATTTGATCCCATTCCAAAAACGGGAAGTGTGACATCACAATCTTATGACCATCATAATTAACGTCTAAGTACTTGTGGATTTCCTTAAATGCCTTTTGGAAGCCGACATCCTTCAAGTTCTTACGGTCGTGATTACCTTCAACCAAAATCTTGTCGCCGTTTAAACGGTTCAAAATCTTAGCAGCATCACTGGCCGAGCAAAAAGCCACATCACCCAAGATGTAAACTGTATCGCCACGCTGTACCTTGTCGTTCCATTCATCGATCATTGCCTCTGTCATATACTTTACATCATTGCGGAACCTTGCCCGCGTAACTGGACAAAACTTCATAATGTTAGCATGACCAAAATGCAAGTCACTTGTAATCCATGTTTTCATAATTATTCCTCAAAACTAAATTCACGCACCCATTCAAATCTAGTGCTTGCGGGAATCCATTTAAAATGTTCTTTCTTGCGCTCGATCTTTTCAAAATCCATACAGATCATGATCCAACCACGCTCAGCAGAGAAGCCAACGGTGTCTGCAACACGGACAATCTCGACCATCCGTCCTTCTATTTTTGCAACTACAGTCATCATACACACTCCTTCTTTCTGTTTATGTGTTAATTATACAGCCAAACGAATGCCCTGTCAACTGGAGCTGAACAGGGCAAGTGTTGTATTTTTACAACAATAATAGTACAATAGATGTTGTTGATTCGTTCTTAACCCCTACGTAGTAACAACGTGAGCTACCATTACCCCAACGATCTCGGTTAGGTTTAGCCCAAAATGTACAGTCCCATTGGTAACCTTCTAACTTCTTTACTGCACTTTCCACTCGACCAGCATCATTGCTCCAGCTGGGAAATCTAAAGGCAAACCTGTATCCCTTGTGATAGAGATTGTGACGGCCGTCTAATTTTATAACTTTCATAATCTACTCCGTTCTTTACCAATTTTCTTCTCCGCTGATTTCAACGGCAAATCGACCACTTACATCGTTTACTTTGTGAGCAAAGTACATGGTAGTGACACTGCCAATGCCACTGCTACGGTCCTGATCAATTTCAAAAAAATCTACGTCCTTAAACTGTTCTAGCGTCTCTGCAATCTTTTTAATATCTGCTCGATTTAGGTGCATTAAATATCTCCTTCGTAATTTTTAGGAACAATGATGCCAGAATCGAGAACTATCCCAGTAACAACATGCGCCTCATCTTTGTAATAGGTCCAGCCCAATACTCGCATCATCTTGTGTTTAACCAGTAGATTAGGAATACGAAATGCTTCAGCATCTCGGAAGCCCATCATAACCCCAACTTCGGCCACAGCGCCTGAGCGGCAAATACCGGCATGACAATGAACAATCACATCCATCCTGTTTTCAAATGCATGTTGTAGTAGACCTACCAACTGTGCAGCATCTTGATCTTTGATGGCATGCACACTCATATCAGTCCATGTGCCATCACCATTGTTGGTCATGCCATCTTCTTCGATATCAAGAAATTTGAACTGATGAGTTTCTTTGAACTGATGCTGGGGGACTGGGAAATCCATGTCAGGATCTGAAATTTGGATCAGCATGCTGTTTTCGCCTATACGAATATGTCGTCCTTTGGGAACGTCACTTAGTGCTATATTTTGAATCCACGGCATGATTGCCTCCTATATTATCTTTTACTGGCGTGTTTAATCAAATACATGGTTACTTCAGGACCGTCGATCTTAATCACGTCCATGCTGTACTTGCGGTTTTCACTCCGCCACCCAATAGCTTTAACAGTGATCATCTTTAGAGTGAACTTAATCACAGTTCCGATCATCATAGAATTGCCATCAGGATACACCACACAGTCTCCCATGTTAAGCTCACGACCTAATTTGTCGGGATGCTTGGGCTCTACCTTAACAGGTTTTGTTTCTACTGCTAGTGTCATAATACTGCAATCAAAAATATAAAAAATGCTGTAACGGGATAGCCAAACAATAAAGCCATCATTGACAATATTGTGCCAAAAAAAGCCTTGTCGCTGCTCATATTACCGCCTTTTAGTAGCACCGATACGCGATGCTTTGTTCCAATCGTAGACCACACCATCAGGACATATACCGTTTTCGATGCTGTCTACTCCAAACTTGCCCACAATTTCAAATTGCGAATCTAAGTCAGTAATGGTCACAAATTCATTCAGAAACTTTGCATACTGCATAGCTTCATCTAGTGTGGTAAATTCTAAATCTTTTACTTTATACATTCTTTCTTATAATCTGTAAGTCACACGTCCTTTTGTGAGATCATATGCACTTACTTCAACCTTTACTCGATCGCCTAAGATAATTTTAATCTTATGCTTTTTCAATCTACCACTGGTATAGCAGACAATAATATTGTTCATATCATCAATTTTTACACGGTACATACTTCCAGGTAGTACTTCTTCAATACTACCAGTTAATTCGATTAGTTCTTCTCTTGCCATAATTTATTGATATTCGATGTCTGCTGCTAAAATAAATCTATAATCGTTACTCTGTACAATACCGGGCCTGTGCCAAGTATCACTAGGATAGATTATCCAGTGTCCGTCATTTGGACGAACAAAGAATTTACCATCTTCGTTAACACCATTAGGTGCTATCTCTGTTCCACAATAGTCTCTATCCTGCACATTCTCAGGAATATGCAAATAAAAAATTCCGCTTAACATTTTAGCGTTGGGATTCTGTGGATGCCAATGATTATGCCATAGATTTTCACGATTTTCGGCACCCTGGAGATTGGTCATAAAACTCCAAGCCATCATGTTGGCTACTTTAGCTTCACGTCCTAAGTACATAAACACAGAGAAAAGAAAGCTCATACGGTATTTTAACCATACTGCTTCCTGTCGTGCAAATATATTTTCTTTAGTTTGAAATTTTGGGCTGTTGGTAAAATAGTTTCCATCCGCAACAATATGTTTTACAATACCGCAGGCTTCTTGATTGTCCTGTTTAGTTATTGTAGAACTAAAATCATATTTGCGTACTAGAGTGTTTTGATCAATTACTGTTAGCATAAAAAGAACTCCTGCGTAAGTTTACAACTCATTGGCAGGAGCCGTGTTAATGGAGTTAGCTGAACTGATAGACAAAATAGACATCTGGAATCAAAAGTACATCGAGCGGCGTAACGGGTTCGAACCGTTGACAGTCAGTTTGGAAAACTGAAGCTCTACCAACTGAGCTAACGCCGCTCGA